TCCTCGCACGCGTCGATCATCGAGATTGGGTAATCGACCGCGCTGCCGGCGCCACTGCTCGCAAGCCGCGCGTATGCCGCATTGATCTTGATCGGGCGTGCGATATTGAAGTCACCGCCGAGGCCAACCGTGTACGAAACCGACCCGTTCGCCTGGTGCGCAGTGTCGATCAGGTGGAAGACGCTGAGACGCTCGGCGGCCCACTGGCCGAGCATCATATTGAGCGTCGCCAGCGCGTCGGCAGTGTCCTCCGCGGAGACGGACTGACCGATGCCGAGCGCCCCGATATCCTTCAGCGCGAGCGTGATGAGATCAGTGCCCGTGGTCATCGGAGAGCCTTTTCAAAATGATGCATCAAGTGAGTGAGTAAGTAGCAGAACGTCTCGTTACATCCGTCTTCTTCGATTTCGACGCCGACATGGCTGAGAATGAAGAACGTCACATGCGCCAATTCATGCGCTAGCGTTGCGATAGTCCCGTCAAACACAGCCGCCAGATAGATGCGCTCGCCGGTCTTCGTGTGCTTGATACGGATGGCGCAGCCGCCCTGATACTGACCGACCCGCTCGCAGTCAAATCGATCGGTCAGCTTGTCGAGTTGTTTTCGGCTTGTCGCCAAATAGACCGTTCCGCCAAAGATGGGCACCGACAGACGACGCGACTCTTTCACGCCGTCTCCAGTGCCGCGCGAATCTTGTCATTCGACCAGCGCTTATCGATCTTCACGCCGCGCTCGTCGGCGATCTTGATCAATGCCTCGCGCTCGTCGCTCTGCTCGGGCTCGGGCGCAAGCGCGGCTTCTTCCTCGGCGCTGTGCACAAGCACGCTGCCGACCCACTTCGGGTAATGCTGGAACGTGCCGGCGTCGACGTGCACTTTCGGCGGGACATGCTGATGATCCGACCAGCCTTCGCCGAGCGCTTCCAGTTCCTCGCGTGAATGTACAAGGCGCTCATCCTTGCCGTTGCGCGTCCACTTCGGGAACTCCTGATATTCGTAGGGCATGAACCACTCCGCAAGTAAGCAGGGGCCGCACGTTGAACCGAACATGACGGCCCCTTTGTCAATCAGCCGGCGATACGCGTTGCTAGCTCGGCGTAAATCGGGCGCCAGCCGTACAGGACATCGATACGGCAGGGGAACGTGTCCGTACCGATCGCGTACTGACGCACGATCCGCATGGAGATGCCCTTGTGATTGCGGCGGCCAGCGAAGTCCACGCCTTCCGGCATTTGCAGGTCAGCGGTAGCCAGCGTGAAGGCGCTCTTGTGGTACGCCATGTTCACGGTGTACTGCGTGCTTGCAGCAACGTCCCACGTGACCACAGCGGCGTTTGCCGGGCCAGCCGTGACCGTCTGATACTGCTGGTTCGACGCAGACGTGTTGATCGCCGGGAAGATCGACAGCGTTGCATTGCCCGAGCCGTCAGCGGTAGCAGCAGTCAGCACCGTGAACTGGCGCAGCACGCGCGTCGACTGGCGCGATTGCGGGTTCACCGCGAACACACCAGCGATCGTGAACGTGTCACCGGCGGCGACCGTGCCAGCGGCGCCGAGGCCGGTGACGAGCAGCGAGCTACCCGTCTGACCAGCGCCCGAAACCGTGCCGTTGGTACGCGTGCCGGCGGTTGCCTGGCGGATGTTCTGGTCCATGCCAATGTCGAAGCCCAGCGCCGGAACGAAGATGCCGCTTGCGTACTGGTCGCTGATCTTCGTCGGTGCATTGAACAGACCGGCGGCCGATTTCACCATCGAACCGTTTGCAGCCGGATCCCATACGACCGTGCGCTGACCGTCGCGCGGCGTCGCTTCCTGATCAAGGCGCGTGCCAGCAGCCAGGAGCGTTGCGATGTCGTTCGGCGTGGTGCCGGCGGTGCCAACCTGATTGGCGACCGTGGTGTACAGACCGAGACCGTCGAAGTCGATCTTGTTGGCAATCGTCGCCATCGCCGGAGCCAGATAGCGCTCGGCGAAGTCGTCGATGTTCAACGTCAGTTCCTGCGACGAGAACGTGAAGTCGACGTGGAACTGCGTGTCGAGCGTGACCGGCACAACGGTTTCCACCACGTTTTCGACAGCCAGCGCGGGGCCGCTCGTGCCGACGAAGCGCACCGGCTTGCGCACGTTCACGGTCGAGCCGATCTTCGCGCCCTTGACGGCGAATTCGTCGCTGTATTCCTTATTGACCCGGCTCGTGAAAGCCAGGTTGTTTTCAAGGATCATCAGCGACTTGTCGAGGATCTTGCTGGTATTAAGAAGGGTATTGCTCATTTTTCAGCCTCATTTGGAGCCGTGTTTCTTCCACCACGCGATCTGGTCAGCCGTCGTCGCGAACTCTTCGGGCTCGACAGGCGCAGACCGTCCGCCGATCGGATTTATCGGTGCGGGGGCGTTGGAAACGGGTTTGGGTTTCGCCTGACCGACCGTCGATTCGAGACGGGCCAGTTCAAGCGCCATGCGCAACGGAGGAAGGGACAACAGGCGTTCAGCGGTTTCCGGGTTCTGGCCTAGGTGATGCAACACCTTGTGGCCGGCATCCATCGCCGTGACGGCTTCGAGAAACTCAGGCGATGCGCCGCCGAGCATCTGGAACGTCCGCAGCGACGAATCCCAATCCGGGAATTCGGTCTTGCCCGCATCGAAAACCTTGTTGCAGGCGTCGTCGAACTTTTCCTGCTGAATGAGGCGCTTCGCTTCAGCCCGCACGTCATCTGCGCTCATCTGCCGCTGGTTTGGCTGCTGCGTCTGCTCAGTGGGTTGCCGGTACTGCTGCAACTGCTGCTCAAGCGCTTCACGCTGCCGCTTTTCCTCGTGTTTCTCCCGCGTGAGCTGGTCGATGCGGCGTTGAACCCAGTCGTTCTTGGGCTTTTCCTGCTGCGTCTGCTCGACTGCTTCCGTGGTTTGCCCGGCGCCCGGTTCCGTGCTGACTTCAGCGGGCGGTTGCGCCTGTTCCGTGGAGGCCGTAGGCGTGACGTTCTCGACTGCCGGTACTGCGTTCTCTTCGGTTTGCATGGACGTATCCAAGGATTGAGCCCGGTGATGCCCCGCCGGTAAGGACCAAAAGAAAAAGGCCCGCTCTCAGAGAGAAACGGGCCTTCGGGGAAGCTATGCTGCTGGGTCTTAGCGCTGACCGCCGATGATGTATTGCTCGCTCGTCGGCGTGATCGAACCGGCCGTCGTGTTGACGAACTGGATTGCCAGCGTGTTAGCAGCCGACACGCGCACGTTGCCGATACTCAGACCGGCCTGATGCGATGCTTTGTTGATGTCGATCGAGTCACCCGGCAGCACGCCCGGAACGGTGAACGTCTGCTCGGCAGTCGTATTCGCGCCGACAGCGGCCGGCGTCAGAACCTGCTTGATGTTGTAGAGGCCTTGAATCGGCGTCGTCGAGCCGAGGTCTTGCAGGATGCCTGGGTACATGTCACTGTCCTTGGGGAGCGGGCAAAGAAAAACCGCCTTGCGGCGGCTGCGGTTGAGGTTGAATCTGCTGCGCGCTGTCGGGCGGCAAGGAAGGATTTCCCTCTGGTGATCCAGTGCCCATCATCTGCATCACAACCTGAGTAGCGACGTGAGCGACGACTTGCGGGTCGAGCGGCTGGCCAAGAGCCTGCAAGCGCTTCGTCTCAGCGTCGTACGCCTTGATACGCAGTTCATCGGCTTCCTTGCCCTGCTGCGCCTCCTGAAGCATGGCTGACTGATGCTCGATCATCTCGCCCATCTGCTTCATCTTGTCTTCCATGTCCTGCTCGGCTGGCGTCGGGCCTTCACCAAGGATCGCAGCCGGGATCGTGCGGTGCAGGCGTTCTGCGACCTCATCAGCCATCGGGAAGTCGGCAGCCTTGAACAGCAGATCGCCCGCGACCTTCATCAAGTCCTGATCCTGCGACATGATCTGCGTGAGCGCGTGGAACGCTTCCTGACGGCGCGTCTCGTAGTTCGGGCCGACCTCGACAGTCACGTCATAGCGCCCGATACCGGGGTTGTAGATCAGTTGCGCGGCCTGAGCGGCGCTCAGCTTCGAGTTATCGGCCGGTGCCGGCTGTGGATTGCCCTGCAGATCACCCACGGCATGCTGCTGGCCGGGATTGATCTGCGCGAAGTCCTCGCTACCATCCTCGCCCACGATGCGCACCACGCGCTCCGTGTCGTACACCTTCGGGATCAGGTCGACCATGATGCGGCCGGTGTAACGGATTGCGCGCGCAACGTTATCGATGAAGTGATACGTTGCCTTGTCGCCCTGCCGCTGACGCGCAGCGATGGCAACGCCAGCATCGGCATTCGACGGTGCGCCGAACTGTTCCTGATACTGGCCGCTGGTCATCATCAACTCTTGCTGCGCCGTCTGCATGGCTTGCAGGTACGCAGAAGCGCCTACAGGCGGCTGCTCGCGCTGCGGACGGGCAATCTCGCTGCCATCCTCGGCGCGGCTGTTGTACGGCAGATACGCCTTGTTATCCTTGTTCGCGTTCGCCCACTCGTCCTCAAATCCTTCGATGGCTTCAGCCGGCGCGACATACGGCGTCTTGGTCTGCAACGCGATGTATTCGACGTTGGCCGACGTCATGTAGTTGTACATGCGCTGGCCGTCTTTCATGTTGCGCGTGTGGCCCTTGCGCTCGACCTTTCCATTGATGACGATTTCCTCGCCTACCACGCGCACGATCGGCAGATAGCGGCCTGGCCATTCCTTGCGGTCGATGACCTTGTCGCCAGCGATCTTGCACCACTTGAAGTGCGGCTCGCTGATCTCGCGCTTCTTCACATTCTCGTCGGATAGCAGTGATTTGCGCTCGGCATCATCGCTCACCGCGGACAGCTTCATCGGCCCTTGCGTCGGGTGATTGATGAGCATGTCCTTTTTCTCGGCGCGATAGAAGTACTCGCACACGCGCACATGATCCTTGTCAAGCCACGGATCGCCGGAAGCCTGCATCGGGAATGTGACGCTGGCCGGATCTTCGTCCGGGTACATCGCCTCGTATTCCTCTTTCGGCACGTCCTCGAACACGAAGCCGAACTTGGCGTCAGCACCGTCAGCGGACTGGATATCCGGGTCGAGATAGACGCACAGCGGGTCTTTCACGCGCCGGATGAATATTTCCTGTTCGAATGAGCCATCGTGCGCATAGTCGGTGATGACGCGCCAGTAGCCTAGACCACCCTGTACCGCGAACTCCGTCGCCGTGTCGTACGCGATCTCGGCGTGCGAGTTGTACTCGACGTGGCGCATGATGCCGTCAAGGATCTTGGCGATCTGTACATCCGCTTGCCCATCGATCGGCAACGTCTTGATGCTCGGCTTGTTCTGCTTCGCGTCGTTGATGATCTGCAGATTGTGCTGACGGACCTTGTTGATCGTCAGGCACGGACGTGCATCACCATCGCGCGACTGGCGGATGCGGTCAGGCCATTGCCAGTTGTTGTCAGGATCGCCATTGGCGAACTTCATATCCTCGACGAACAGCTTGCGGAATTCGCTCTCGGCGTCCTCGCACCTTGCGAAACGCTCCTTGGCTTCCTTGACGATCGGGTCCAGCCCGCTCGATTCAGCGTCGAGTTTGCGTTTGCGTGCCATTTATGACATCCATCCCGTGCCAGGCGTGCCGGCGTGTCTGATTCTCGGATTAGCTTTTGCTTCTTTCTTCGGAGCCCGCACGAGGCCGGGGAACAGTTCGGTCAACACCCAGATCCACGCATCGGCGCGGTTCGGTGACTGCTCGCCCATGTAGCCGACGGTGCTGAACGCGGTCAGTTCGTCCTCAAGCGCGCGGAAGTCACCGACATGCCGCACCTTGCCCTGCTCATAGAGAGCGGAGAACGGCTCAGCCCGCACCGCCTTGCCGCGCGTCGCCGTAACCTGCTTGTAGTGCGTGCGCGGGCGGGCCGTCTGGATCACGTGCTGCACCATTGCGCCGCCATAGTTGATCTCACCCACGACGACATCGGCCGCATGTCGGTCATATGCATCCGCAGCGATCTTTCCCCACGTGGCCGGGCCCGCTTTCACGGTGCAGTCTTCGAGCAGGTAGGCATTTCCATCCGTGCCCAGACCACCCACACAAATGCCGATGGCATCGTTATCCGCGTTGTCTGCATCGCCAGAGCCGCTCGGGTCGACGCCGACCACCACGCGAACCATGTCAGGCAACGCGCCGTCCATGTGCCGCCACTTGTCGATCGTCTCGTCGGCAAATAGCTGATTGGGCGTGGCATCCGCAAACTCGCCCTTAAGAAAGCGCTTCTGAAGGCGTGCACTCAACGATTTCAGCGTGTCGAGATAGCCTTCAGAAAGGTTTTCAGCGTTGTCATGCGGGTTTATCTGGAAATACGCGTAGTCCTCACCGCGCGACAAAGGCTGCCGTGTATCCGGGTCGCGCTTCTGCACGAACACCTGATAGGCCCAATGCGCTTTGCTCGGCGGGTTGCAGTCGTAATACATGCGCGGCTTCATCAGGCCACTGACGCCGCCCTTGATGACCTGCTCGATCTTCTGCGCGAGACGCGTGATAGCGATGCCTACGGACCCGAATGGGATCTGCGAGCATTCGTTCAGGTAAATCGTCACGTATTCCTGCCCGAGAATCTTCTCGGTGCGCTCCTTGTCGTCCAGGCCACCGAACCATATCTGCGCGCCGTTCTCATACTCGGCATACCAGTCCGTCTTGGACAGCGTGTACTTGACGCCCGGAAACGCGAGCCGCATCACCTTGGGGAAGGTGTCCAGCACAATCGAATTCTTGACGTGGTTGAAGCGGAAGCGAACGATCAGGTGTCGGCTCGACGGCGCCTTGAGTGCGCGCATGATGACGTTGCGCACCAGCAGGAACGTCTTGCCACTGCGCGAGCCACCGAACAGCATGATGTGCGTCGAGTCGCCGGCCAGAACGTGCTGGGCGGCTTCCTGCTTCGAATTGAGCTTCACAGACGTTCGTCGAGCGGCGATGCAGCAACCACGATAGGACCGCCGTCCTTACCCGTCAGCTCATGATCGAGCTTGTCGCGCCATTCTTCCTTCTTGCGATTCTTCAGCCAGAAGATTGCGGCAGCGGTGTCAGGCGGATAGAACTTCCGGATCGGCGTCTCGACGATTTTATGGTCGACAACACGAATATCCACCTCGTCATGCTCGTAGCCAATGGCACGCCGATACAGACTTTGCTCGACGCGCTCGTCAGCCTCTGCCTTCGGGACCTTTATGGCGTCCGAAAATGCAGTGTGCTGCACCTTCCAAAGCGCAATCGTTGAGATCGCTACTTCGAAGAAATCAGCCAACTGAGCATCGGTCGCACCGAGCGAACATAGCTTTGCCGCCTGCTTCGCGTACTCGGCTTTGTACTTGCTCGGGCGACCGGCCATTACAGCACCGCCCGGATGTGCCCGAGGATCTGCTCAAACTCGTCGATCACGATCCGCTCGCCGGTCTTGAACTTGGCGTGCATCGCGGCGAGCTTGTGTTCGAGCAGCATCAGGTGCGATTCGCGCGGCAGCAGCGCGGTGGCATCTTGCTCGGCCGGCGAAAGATCGGGCAACGGTGCAATGCCGGTCGCCGTCGAGCCATCGGCATATTGCTTTGTCTCGATCACAGGCGCGTCAACCGTCGGTGCGGCGTTCACCAGCACATTGCCAGTGACGGGCACGATAGCCGGCTCAATGACGGCCGGAGCGGGTTGTTCCGCGATAGCCTGAACAACCAACGGCTCGGTGCTGCTCGGTGCGGCGCTCAATGCTTCTGCTGCTTGTGCAATCGGATCGCTCATCATTCACTCCAAAGGTTGAGGGTGCCAAGGCCCGCGTCGTGCAGAGTTCCGGCATGCCGGCGGAGACCCACGACTTCCAGAACGTCCGAGGCTGCCGCGGTTATCTCACTCACGGCTTGAGGAAGACTTGCCAGCCCGGTTGTACTCTGCGACGCCGACCGCCGCGTGACTGGCCGTAAACGGAAAAAGCCCCGCGCGGTCGGTGACCGGCGAGGCTTGGGAAATTTTGGAGGCAACTTGCCCCACTGGCGCACATTATGAAACAGATTCCGCTTGTTTACAACTATTTCTGTCGAGGATTCCTTCAGCCACCATCATCGGGCACAGAATCGACTTGGCGCGGGCATATTCGCCTTCTGCGTCAGGTAGCCGTACACTCGACCAGACATTGACGCCGGCCGAGAAATTTCGGCACGCCACGTTGACCGCTATCCGTGCATGCAGATCGAGCTTCTGCACCATCGGCTCGACGATCTTTCCCACTCCCTTCTTGCGCTGCCACTCAACCTCGGCATCAAGATCCTCGTAGTCCATCCACTGGCGACTCGTCCTGAACTGCGCGCACGTGCTATCGAAGCCGGAATAGCCAGTGCCGGGGTTGTACCCCTGCGACCATTCCCACCAATCGCAAAGCAGTTCGTCGATTCTGTCCATGCCTATCCCCTTTTGGTCACTTCAAGATGAACGCAACATGGTTCAAAAACCATTTGGCAC